CTTTTTCATATATTTTTTATATGCATCAAATTTCTTTGGATCAACTCTGCCGCCGAATTTATTTTTCATAGGAGTCATGCTACGAGAAATCTCGTCCATCTGCTCCACTTCTTCGTTTTTACCTTTATAAGCTAAACGCTTAGCAGCCATGTCTGAGCCTTTTCCACGTTTGTGGAATGTTTTGCGAGCATCGTCGTATGCTTTCTTTTTTTCAGGCTTACGAGCTTTTTCAGTATCGGTCATGGTATTCATAGATTTACGCATAGAATCCTGTGATTTACTATAATAGCGCTGCGCCAGATCCTTTGAAATCTCGTCCATTTGCTCCACTTCTTCGCCGATTTTTTCGACGGCCGGTTCTTTTGCAGCATATGCAGCATCGTATGTAGATGCATCAGGCTCTGTAGTTTTAGATGGCTTGCCTGCAATATCACCTGTGAACTGATGGTCTAGTGCGACAGGATGTTTCTGAACTTCGTAAGTATGCTGGTCGATGAACCGTTGTTCATCCGGAGAAATAGGTTTAGCTACTTCACTGACCATTTGCTTGAAGGATTTCATTTTATTTGTCTCCTAAGAAAAATTTAGTTTTATTAATGTATTTATCCATTTATATTATTTGCTGACGCTTCCTGCTCTTGTTCAGGCTCTGAATCGTCTTCCGGTTCCTGGGCTGCGGCTAACTCAGCTTCTTCTTTTGATTCTGATTCTATTTCTTTTTTCATGTCTTTTATTTCATCTTCGGTCATGCGCAATACGTTTTTGCGTACCCAATCTCTAGAATAATAAACGCCAATGGCATCTTCAACGTCTCGCAACGTCGTGAGCCTTTCACGCTGAATTTCAGCCTCTTTTAATTCTTCAAAATAGTTATCTTGGATAAAGTCATATCTAAGATCGTTTCTGATTTCCATAAATTCTTCAGGAGTCATAATACCTTTAAGCACTAATTGCTTTTCAAGTACTTGAGTAAAGAGAGTAGAAAAACGAGATCTTACTCTTTTAACGAATTTACCGAATTTCATTTCATCACGAGTAATTTCTGAAACGCGACCAAAGGAATACATTGTCTCTGGCTCTAAACGTGATAAAGGAACTTTAAGCGCTTTAAACAATTTGCGCTGGAAATACTGAAGATTTTGATCATCTGTTAAACCGGCAGCGGATCCGCCTGGCATCGTATCAACTTCAGTTGTTCTTTCACCACCGCGACGAGGAAACCAAAAGTCCTCAGTCATTGTCATCATTTTACGCGAGTCTGTAACTTCGCCGGTTGAAGAGTTATATTGCAGTTTATTCTTATGGCGAACCATCATGTCTTTTATATACTGCTCAGCTTTCGATTTAGGTAAGTTACCAACGTCAATATAGAAGACTCTTCTTTCAGGAGCTCGTGTAATTGTGTAAATGATTGTCGCATCTTCCAACATCCTTAACTGATTTAATGGTTTAATAGCGCCATGTAGGTACGATAAAACAAGAGCGTTATTTTCGCTCATTAAACCAGATGTTACTCGAGCTATTGAGTCTTTTGCAATTTTAAAGCCTTGCGTGCCTGATTGCATGGTACCTTTATTACCGCCAAAGCCATTTTCAGAATACATATAGTATTCAGCTTTAGTTCTCTTTACAGGAATACCTGAGTGTGGATCCTTATCTTTCTTATCCATTTCACGAATAAGTTTAAGTTTACGAGGATCCACGTAGCGCAATTCCTTGATACCGTCTTTAATGTTTTCGTTATCAATAATTACGTGGTAGCTGATTCTTCCGTCAACATAGAATTTGCTAAACATATCGTAACCTTGAGACGTAAAGTCAAATAGTTCCATTACGTTATCAAATTCTTCTTGAACTTTATCTTTTACTTTGTCGGGCAGGTCAACGCCATCTAATAGTAATTCAACGACTTTATCGTCAATGTCAACACTAATAGATTCGTTTACGATTTCATCTACAGCCTGTGCAATTTCTGGATGCATAGCTAAAGCACGATAACGACTGACGAGTTCAGACTCTGTTTTAGCAGTACCTTCCATATCCAGAATAGTACTATAGAATCCACCCATAGCATTACCGCTGACAGTGATAGCACCATCATCGTTAATAGGTTCCGCGAATGAGGTTAATGGTTCAACCTCATCCGCTTCACGTTTAATCTCAAAACCAAAAATTTTCATTTTGTCACTTTCTCATTATATATTATGTAGTTGGTACGCCGGTGTTTCCTTCAACTCTCCATAAATCATACTGGAATGTTACAGAAAACTCTTCAATTGAATCTGTCTGTGACCAATCCATTTGGATACCTTCGACGCTAATTGGGAACATACCTTCGAAAACGTATGTACGCAATGGTGAACCGTCTTTGCTGTACTGGGTGATTTGCCCAGTGGATTTATATTGTTGTGGTAACCCTCTTGAGTTTGAATCATGAGAGTTAATAAAATTCATCCATTCTTCCATAGCGTTACGAATGGCAAAATCTTCGTCGTTGATAATTGTGACCGTCCAGTCAGCAAATGTTCTATCACCAGCGTATTTGACCTGGCGCCCAAAGTAGGGCACCGTGTATTGGCCAACAGTTGATTCCGGAATTCCTGCAGCTCTAATCATAAATGGAACTTTGATGTCTGCTACATTGGAAATCGGGTTAGTGACTTGACATTGGAAGAGCGTTGGACGTGCACCGCCACCTACGAGTTCTGATTTGAACTGGTTGATATTGAATGCCATGTTTTTCTTCTCCTATTTTAAACTATTTATTACGAGATCTGACCAACGATTTCGTCAAACTCAATACCTGTTCTCGTAGCTACGAACGTAAGTTCGATAACATTGATTGAACGGGCTGGCTTGATGAAGATACTTGCTCGGAATTCATTACGATCAATGACCTCAGGAGTATTGACTGTGGAATCAGATATAACTCTGAAGTCAATAATACCACGACGTCCTTGAATGTCTCTTAAGAATGGATCAACGATGTTTCTAAACTGTGTTTGTGTAAATTCATCGTTAAATTCGAATAAGAAACTTTCAGCTGCTGTAGCAATTGATTTTTCAACCGCAATAAACAATCTACGTACATTGATACGGTCAAATGCGCTTGCCATTCCAAGACCGGTTTTATCACCGAAGAGAACGATTCCGCGACCCGTCTGTGACATAACTGGGTTAATGTCTGCGCCGTACAACTGATCTCTTTGTGGTTTACTTGGATTAAATGCAAGTTTAACAACGTTTTTAATAACGCCTTTTCTGAAACCTGCTGGTGATTCCCAAGCATCCACCCTTGAAATAAGGCCTGCCATGTCGCCGTTTAGAGGAGTCCAACGATACACATCATTATATTTGTCGTAACGATATTTGTATCCACTGTCCATAAACATGTATGAAGAGTTTTGGATTTTATTACGATGCGCAATTGCGTTCGTAAGTTTGGCATTTGTTTTAAGTTCATCTACGACTGCTTCTTTTGAAGGTGATACCAACATTACGCAATCTCTACGATAGTCTACAACGTTTGACAAAATATAATTTGCTCTTGTTGCTGCGTCGTCGTTTTTACCAACCATAACCATTGAAATGTCGAGCTCATTTGAGTTCTTCAATGTATCGTAAGCAAACGCCATAGCGGCCAACGTTGCGTTAGATTCCGTTGCTGCATCAGTACCATTTACCATGGATTCATATACTGCAACCGAGCTAGACGCTTGTGAACTAACTACTGCTGTATTTGCTACCTTTACCCAAGAGGAGAAGTTTTCAATTACGTTGCTGTAATAGTTAGTTTGACCTTGCGGGCCGACCGCGCCGACTGTAGTTGATAAGTTTTCAAATCTTTCAACAACTGTACCTGCTGCACCTGTTACTGATCCGTCTTCGTCAATTACCGCGACGTGAATGTGACCTGCGCTTGGGGCTGATCCAAAAATACCATTGTGTTGCCACTTTTTAGTAAATCCGATTTCGTCTAATTCTGTTTCTGCTAAAGTATATCTTGACGTAAAGCTAACATCGTATTGATAAGCTGTAGTCACCGTAACTGCCGAGTTACCAGTTCCAAAAGTAGTTTCAAGCTCTGTTTCTTCAAACGTTGAAACAATTAAGTCTTGGTATCCAACACTATCGTTACCAACTGTAAGAACATCGCCAGTAGCTAATGTAGCTAATTGGTTAGTGTTTGCAGTTTCAAACGACATAGAATTGGCGTTAAATGTAATCGTTTGTGTTACTGCGTTATTTGAAACTTTGTTTGAAGGGATTTCAGCTTCGCCGATCCAAGAACCGCTAAAGCCACCCGCAGTAACCCAAGCTACTTGTAATGAGTTACCAATATCGCCAGGATACTTTGCATCGAATGCACCATACACTGTATTGTCTGGATCAATATCGTTGTTTGCAAATCGTACAATATTTGTACCAGTTGCTGTTGCAGACCCGTCATCTGCTCTTACGACAAACAAAGCATTAGAATATGCTAAAAAGTCTGCTGCCGTGAAAAATGTTTCGTAGTTATCTGCGGTCGGTTTACCGAAGCGGTCAACTAAATCATTTTCCGATGTGATGAGAATCGGATCATTAGTCGGACCCCATCTAAATATTCCAGCAATGGCCGCGGGTGGAGTTGTAACGCCAGGTACTGCCTGACTCGCATCCACTTCACGAACAATGACTGAAGGACTTACGGAAAAAGCCATGTTTTTCTCCTTTATTAATTAGAAACGCGTTTTCAATATATCACTGTTTCTATTTATAAAATTTCCAATTTACTTTATTACGAGCTTTTTCATAGTCTTATCCCATCGTCATCGAAAGATGTATCATCTCCAATGTCTACGAAACCAAATGGCAACATTTCTTCTTCAATTTGCTCTTCTGTCTTTTCTCTTAACCTTGTTAAGGTATTTATATCAGTCATATCTTTAAAGTAAGCTTGCTCTGTCATCCAAGCAAAGAGTACTAAATTCATAACTAAATCATCATGAAAACCTGATTCTGCCTCATACGAGTTAGCTTTTTTAGAAAACCTACTCAATTCAGCTATTGTATCATAATCTCTAATCAATAGTTGTTGTTGCTCAACTAACATTTTAAGCATAGAACAGCCTGTACCCTTTACAAGTTTAGTTGTTCGTATTCCACTATCTACGTTTTTACCAAAGCCGCCGCTCAAAACCTTACCACTCCTACCAGAGTTTTGTGTATAAAGTAGATTTTCGTATCCATAATCAATATGCAATACATCTACAACCTGCTCGCCGATATCGTTAATTTCTACTAAAATACCTGCTGTATTATATATTAATCCTACTCTGTGCAAAACTGAAGCAAAGTCAATAGGTCCAATAAAATTATCTCTAAACACAGCTACTTGTCTGTATGGCATTTCTGAAATATCAAACACAGTAAATGTTGAATAGTCTAAACCTTTACCTCTTGCAACGTCTGCAGTTATAACATATTGTTTGGATTTATCAGCGACTTCGTATTGAAGTAAACCTTCGTTTGAAGCAATTGGAAGATCGTGCGCTAGAGTTTTAAGCGCAGGTCCACTAATTAAAGTACCTGAACTGCCTAAAAATTCACACTCGTATTCTTGAGCAAATTTTGCTTGGTCATGATCTAACGCTTCAATAGTTTCTTTTTTCCATCTTTCGTCTCTGCCTGGAACATCATGCCACATCACCTCTTCGTATTCATAACCATTAGTTCCCTCTTTAGCACCTTTACAAGTTTTCCAAAAATGGTTTAAGCCGTTAGGTGTTGAAGTCATTAAAAGCTTTGTTGACTCACCAGACGAAATAGTAGGATAAACAGATGCGAAAAATTCGTCGTACCCTTCAATAAATGCAACCTCATCGAGATATAGAAAATTAACAGACTTACCACGAATTGCTGATGATGATGTCGTTCCCGCAAGAACTTGACAACCATTTTCAAGCGCTATGTTTCCTTTGTTCCATTCTTCAACCCCTTGCTGCAGCCACTTCGGTAATGCTTCATAAGCTAATTTAACGCGAGCCATAACCTCACGTGCAGCGTCACCTTTGTTAGCCAAAATAGCAACTGTTTTAAATTCATTAAATAAAATATAATGCAAAATAACAGCAACCGCAGTTGTGGTCTTACCAGACTGACGAGCTGTTAATACAGCCATTCGTCTATTATCTGTAATTTTTTTAACGATACTTTTTTGGTAATCGTACATTTCAAATGGCACTAGACCTTTATCAACGTGAACAATTTTAATATACTCTTTGGAAAAATAAACTGGATCATTGGAACATTTTAAATATTCCTTAATAAGTTCCGGGGTAAATTCAATTTCCTCTTGTACTTTTTTTAGATGTGAGTTGCCGAGATAACCATCACCCATCATTATCACCTTTAATCAATTTAAGCAGGTCAGCAGTTGACACAATTAAATTATTATTTACAGTATTTGTTTGCGCTGCTTCTCTAGGCGCATTTATTTCTTCTTGAGCAAATTTCTTTTTAGATGAAATATCAGCAAAATCTTTGTTGGCGTCAAGCATTGTTTTCATAAGAGTAGACACAACCTCAAATGCTCTTGGCTGCTCAGATTGTTTAGCTATTTCTAGCATTTCCTGCATAGCATCTTGACCCGTGGCGATAACACCTTGGATATTAGTACGAACAGTATCTAAATCTCTAAGATTTTCATCATTTTCCTCTGATATTACAACCGGAGGATTATACGGTTCAACATATTCTATTTCTGTTGAGATTTCGTTTTCATCTATTTCTGACATAGGTCTGATACCTAGTGCTGAAGAAATTTTATCATCACTCATTATATATCCTCAATAATTGTAATAATTCCCCAATCATCGTCAAACTCTACTTGTTGATATGGAATAGTATTTGCAGATGCTGGGGCCGCTATTGTTACGGTTGGAGCTGTTGAATAACCAGCCCCTGGGTTCGTAATATTAATTGCAGATATGTCGCCAGACGGAGATACCGTCGCGCTGGCAGTAGCTGTTATAGCTGCAGCAGGGTCGATAGTAGTATTTGCCGTTAGGTAAAACTTACCAGGGTTTGTAATGTTAACAGCAGTCACCGTACCGTCCGTTAGAACGGCAGTTGCAGAGGCTTGGAAGTCAGCAGGGGTGCCGTTTGGATCGGTAATAGTAATTATAGTGTTTGCGTTATAGTTTGCCCCAGGTGCCACTACGGTCAACCCAGTAACGACTCCGTCAGCTACCTGGACTGTTGCTGTAGCCGTTTCTTTCTCAAAATCACCAGTAAAATCAGATCCGGTTTGGGCCGTGGTGGGTACTGTGTATGATCCAACAGCCGTAAGACCAGTAATTTGGTCAATGATTACGTTATCTATCGCACCTTTAAATGCAGGCGTTGCTCCACGTTGACCTGCAATAACTTCAACACCACCACCTAGAATGAACCCTTGTGGTGCGTTTCCACCTTGATCTACTACACCGTTAATTAACCATCTTGCCGTACCGCCAAAGTGTTCTAATCTGACGTGATTCCATTGGTTTAAATTAAGAACTTCAGGTGTACATCTAATTGGTGGGCTATTAAAGTTTGGTCTGTAAACGATTTCTGAGTCAGGCTCTATTTCAATTCTCATTGTCGTGGTATTCCAGTGGATAACGTTATGAACGCCTGAAGCTGGAACTTCTTCTGGGTAAATCCAAAACTCAACCGCAAAGCCTTGACCTGCGGTGATAAGGTTTGTCGCCATTGTGTGAATTAAAACTTCATCTGTGTCTGCTTCAAAATACAAAGCATCGTCGCCAAATTTAATATAGGGTGACTTAGCAGGTGGATCTGGAATAGTTACCGTAGCTGAATTATAATACGTTCCAGGCTCAGTAATAGTAAATGAATCAATAGCTCCACCGGCGCCTGTTACCACACTGGCAGTAGCTGTGGTTACTGGGCTGTCTGGTTCGTTAATAGTAATAGCTGGTACTGATGAATAATATCCGCCGCCAGTGTCAACATTAATTGCTGAAATAGATGTTCCGGTAATAAGAGAACTAATTACAGCATCAACCGTGGATGGCGAAGAAATGTCAACGGTGATAACATTGTTTGCGTTATATATTTGACCGTCGTCAGTAATGTTAATGGCTGATACTTGGCCTAACGTAATTTCTGCGGTAGCTGTCGCGGTTTCACCTAATTCATAAACAGGGTCACCATTGCTATCCAAGCCTGGCTGAATAGTAATTCTTTCTTCAGGCGCGGTATTAGCTAATGTGCCTGTTGCTACACCAATATCAATAAACTTAATAACCTTTTTCTTTTTCTCAGGACCAAAATAATATCCTTTGAGTGTAAAGTTTAATGTATATAATATTGATTGTCGTGTTTCAAAGTCGCCTTCATATAAATCCTCGGTTGTTACACTATTCAATATGATAGGAATATCGAGTGGATCCATGTCTGCTATCATTTTAACAGAGGCAGTCCAGTCAGGAGTAAAAAATGGAATGATCTGTTCCATGATTTTTGTTGCGTCTTCCTGATATTTTGTCATAATATACAAAGAAAAATCTATATTGTACGGAACCGGGGCGTACTGAAAAGCTCTGCTGCCTGATGATTCTGCCGAACTCTTACGAATTTTCGTTGTAGAGTTAACCTTTCTCACTGGATCATATAACAAGCTCGTGATTTCAAAAGACATCCGCGGTAAACGAATAGATTGAGTTCTGCTATTCAGCAGGTCAGGATCTTGAGCAACTCTTGCTAATACTTTTTGGAACGGCGCATAGGATATTGGAACAATCATAGATTGAACTAAATTTCCGGCGTTATCTTTTCGTTCAATTTTAAGCTGATTAAAAAGAGTACCAAATAAAGCTACATATTTTCGTGTGGTTTCATTATAGAAATAATTTGCAATTGCCATTTTAATCGCCTATACTAATTGATTCACTGAATGGATCAATTTCTGAAAAGTCAAGAATATCGTCAGCGACTGATTCAAAATCAAAGTTTTGAGATATAGGATCAGTATTTGCTAATTGGGTAAGAGTAGTTACTGCGTTATTCCCGGTCATTACTGTTGTTACATCATCAAAATAATGATCAATTTCATATCTGCCCGTGTCAAACCTCTCGTTAGAGTATTCCATAAGCTCGCATTTCATATCGTAAACTTGCAATGCGCCAGACTGATAGAATACAGACTCGTGTTCAACATAAGTAATTCTGTACATCTTCTGATTTAACGGCATCCAAATAATATCGTTTTCTTTTGGACGAACCTTTTCAGCGTCTTTGCGAGTAACGTGTCTTTCAAAAGTTCTGATTGCTACCGCAAATGTTACTGTGTCTCGTATTTCCAAACCAAAGCGAGACATGAAATCGCCTTCGCCTTCAAACCCATCTACGTTTTTAACATATACTTCAAATTCATACATTTCATCATATAGCGGGGTGTCATTTTCGTTAAAGATAACATCTCTATCTTTATTAAACTCGCCGCTTATATAATCAATGTCAATGCCATAAACTTGAATAGACTCAATTACTAAATCGTCTATTAAGTTCTGTTCATTGAAATTATCGTAATTTCTAAAATATACGTTCGTTGCCATAACTTATCCAATAAAATTGTAAGTGAGAGGCTGTAGAGAATTAATTGCGTCCTCTTCCATTTTTTCTCGTTCAGCGCGCGCCTCTTGTAAAATCTGTTCCCCATTAAATTGTACACCACCAACAAGCTGCATGTTTGTAAATTTAGTTAGGTTAAGACCCCATTGTTCTCTCACGAGTACTGAAGCGTAATTTTGTAACCAACGATCTGACCAAACATCGGCGTATTCGTCTGGATCAATAATATCATATGCTTCAACGATAATATATTTTCCAACACTTAAACTTGATTTTGAAACATCAATATAAAGCTTATTGACATGCTTATTATATCGTACCATTTGTTTTCCTACAAGCATCTCTTGTAAAAACTCTAGGTGCTGCATAGTCATATAATAGTTGGTAATACCATATGATGTAAGGTCCGTAAGGTTATTTAAAACAAATTGGTATTGAACATTAAACATACCAGTACTTGCTGAAATAGAAGTGTTCAAATCAAACACTTTTGAAATTCCAAGAATATTTGGCGGTAACTTGATATATCCGTTGTCTACGTCATTTTGTGTAAGCTCGTGTTTTAAGTAAACCATTTGAGAACCATTGTAATGGTAATCTCTCCAAAACGAAACCGCCTCGTCTACTCTATCTTCAATCTGTTCTTCAGAAACGTTAACTTGAATAACCGGCGCGCCGATTTTTCTTAAGATATAATCTTTAAATTCTTCTCTTGATGCTGGTTGTGGCATTATGCTATCTCGTCTTTTATGACTACTTTAATATAGCCAGTGTTTGGAAAAGTTTCAATTTTACCACTGTTATAAGTAATTTGAAACTCAGCGCTATGAATACCCGTGTTTGCGGTATCGCCAGTTTGCCATTCATATGCAACAATACCTTTTGTACCATTAACAATCGTGCCTACACCGTTTGTGACTAACGCATTATTTTGCTCGTCTCTCATGTGGAATCTAACCAATGACGCGTCAGCCATAGATTTTACACGACCGTTAGAATCTGTAAGCACAGCTTGAAGCGATGGAGCAGTATCGTTTTGTTTTATATAAAAGCTTGCCGCCATTATTTTTCTCCGCTTTTTCTTATATTTATTAATATTAATATAGTAAAATTTCTACGTCAGTAGCACCATCGCTTATAATTTTTACTGCGTTAGATTCTTTTGGTATCAAATAACCATTAAAGTCGTTATCTATAAATTTCAAAGAATTATCACCAGTTGTACTAAATAAATGCGTGGATAAGTTTGTTCCTTTGCCCTCAACACTAAAATCAAACCCTGTAAGACCATCACCAAGAGAAAATACGAATATGTTTGTATCAAGGATAAAGGGAAGTGTAATATCACCAACACCGGCAACAACAGTTTCAGCAAAACCATTTGCGCTAAACTCAATTCTATTAATCCATTCTGAGCTTAAAAAGCTTTGGATACCAAACTCTAAAAATGAGTTTCCGGTAAATCCAAATGATAAGTCAGCTGAAGCCTGAATAATAGGGGGAGTA